GGGCGAGTGCCGGGTTGATCTCCTTCTCGGTGCGTGGCTCGACTTCATCCGGGCTGTAAACACCGAGGATGACCTCAGGGCAGTACAGGCGCGCCCAATACTTCACCGCGAGGTAGGCGATCTGCTGTTTGGGTGCCGTTTTCCACAGCGGCGAGTTTCGGGTAGTGATGTCAGCCAGGTAGATGTTCTCGCCCCAGGTGATATCTGTTTCGCCGCGCAGGACAGCGCCAACCCGAACAAACAGGCCCAGCTCATCGCGGCCGTCTTTCTTGCCGGCGATCTTTTCCCAATCGCCGCCGTATTCGTAATGGAAGCGGCCCACGATGGCGCTGGAACTGGAGATAACCGCGTTCACCAGCTGCGCTTCGTAACCCAGCACACCGTTGACCAGGTGCGTTTTCTGCGCGACGGCGTAAGGGTTCATGCCCCATTGCATGGCCTGCATAACGATGGCCATACAGTCGGCAGGTTTTCCCGTCAGATGCTTCGGTACAGTCACAGCAGACTGCGCCATCAGCTCAGCAAAAGCGGTCAGCTGGCCGAGTGCCTGCACGTTGAATACTGCATTGCTGGCAGAGATGGTGTTCGGGGTCTGCTCAGCAGCGATAATGTTGGTGTTTTGCATGGTCATTCTCTCCATTAAGCCAGGCGCAGCGCTTCAAGGCGGCGCAGGTCGAAGTCGTTCAGTTCGTCGGTGTAGTCTTCGGTGATCGGCGCTGGCCACTCGCCAGTGTCGAACGCGTTTGCGATGCGGTTCATCGTCTGGCGATACTCCAGCATGCCCAGCTCAATCAGTTCCTCGCTGGCCTCGACGATGGCGATCCAGTGGTAACCCTCGTCTTTGTTGACGAAAATCCAGAAGAACTGGTCCAGGGCAGCGGTCTGCATGTACATGGCCGCGCTAAGGTGATAATCGCGGTCGATGATTTCGCGATGCAGGCGGGCGCGCAGGCCGGACTGCTTAACGTTCCACATGCTGATGGTTTTCAGGTCGGCGCCGATACGCACCGCATCGATGTCAATTTCCACATCCGGGCGTACGCGGATTTCCAGCCCGGTCTCTTCGTCGATACCGAAATAGCTCGTCTCAACAGCGCGATCAGGGTGCAGCAGCAGCTTCCCGGCGGTCGGGTGTTCGTACAGCGCCTTCTGAATGGCCAGCGCCGTTTCCATCTGCTGGTGGGTCACCAGAATCTTGTCGCCCGGGTTTTCGCGCCACGCATCCAGCAGTTCGTCAGCAAACACGACATCCGGTTTAACGGACTTCACCGCATGAATCATCTCCGCTTTGGTGCCGGACACTTTCAGCGGTGCTGGTTTCTGCGCTTCCTGCGCCACCAGGTCAGGGTTGATGATCGCCAGCTGCTCCAGCAGCGCGTCGCGACTGCCGCTAGTTTTCACCGGCGCGGGCAGGGTGGCGTTGAACTCTTTGATGCAGGCCTTCATTGCGACAGCGGTCTGCTTCTGGTCTGCCTCAATACGCTGGAACTCAGCTGGCAGCGTCATATAGCTCTGCGCTGTTTCTTCCAGGCTGCCGCCCATCGGCACTTGCGCAGGCAGGGTGGCGTTGTATTCTTCCAGCAGCGCTTTGATATCGTCAGCGCTCAGCAGCGCCGGCAGGCTGGCGTTGTGTTCATCGATAAAGGCACGCAGGGTCGCCGCGGTGGTGAAGGCTCCTTCCGGGATCACCGGCTCCACGCTGAACTCTTCATCGAGGTTTTCCGGCTGCAGCGCCAGCGCATGCACCAGGTTGCCCATATCCAGCACTTTGGAACCTTCGCGCGGGATGGTCTTGGCGACGTGGCGCGCGTTGAAGTACATCAGGCTGACGCGGGCATCTTTCACTTGGGTGCTGCTGATCCCGTTCGCTGCGTGATACACGTTATTCGGCAGGCCTTCATAGCGGCCCGGTTCGAAGTACGCTGGGTATTCCGGCGCACTGGCGGTTTCCTCCGGCGCTTCGGTGGTAACTTCCGGCGCAGTGGCATTCGCCAGCTCCGGCGCCGCGGCGGCCAGCACCTCAGTCGGGTTCAGGGAAACTGTTTGCGGATCAGCTGCATCAGTGCTTTCGCTTGGTGGAACCGCGTTAACACTTTCTCCTTCCGCCGGGCCAGTCGTTTCCATCTGCACATCGCTGGTGGTCTCCTCTATAACCGATGAACGGTCATCTTTTTGTGGTTGGTTTTCGTTCATCAGGCCTTCGATGGAGAACATGCCGCCTCCGAGGTTCGCAACCTGCGGCTGGCTGGTAGCGGCGTTCGCCCACTTCGGCAGGGTCTGCGTTTCAGCTTCACTCTCATCAGCGAGTTGTTGCTCGCCCGCCTCTGCCCATTTCGGTAGTGGATGTTCTTCGGCAGTTTGGGTTTCTGCTTCTGGTTGTGCGATCGGGAGTGGCATCAGTTCAGTTGCAGCGTTGAATTCAGCGGTCATCGTCTGGTTCACGAACTCCAGATGCGCAACCGGCGTCAGGTGGATATTCTCCGGCGCGATGCGCACCAGGTTGAATATGGCCGCGCGGTTGACCGCCAGAACGCCGGGCTGGTTACGCAGGATTTTGCTCCATGATTTCCATGGCTCTTCTTTGTTCGCGACAATTTCCTTGGCGCGTCGGTAGATGCTGCCCGGGATTTCCAGATGGTTGAAGTCCATCGGCAGCAGGGCGCAGGCGATCTCCAAATCGAGGGTGTCCAGGGTATGATGCGCACCTTCACCACGGTCAGTTACGTACCCGCCATCGGCATTGGTCCCGGCGTCAGTGCGCTGTACGTTGCTGATGCGGTTGCCGGCGGCCCATTCGCGCGTCAGGATCCCGCGGTCAATGTGCTCAGTGCTGAACCACGCTTTGAAGAACTGGATGACGACAGACAGCTCAGTGCGTTTTCCATCAACAGGGACGATGGTTTTCAGTGCATTGACCACTTTCCAGATGTCGGGCTCATGCGCTTTCTTGAAGCCATCAACATTTTCGGCGGCCAGGATCATGTTCTGCACATAGCTGTTATCCACATCCAGCTCGAGCTCCATAATGGCTTTCTTCTGCTCTTCATCGACGTGGTAGAAATACTGCTTGTCGGCGATGTACTGCGCCAGGAGACGCTGACGGAAAGGCAGGGTGGCTACAGTCGTTAAGACCGGGAGTTTGCGTTCGCGGAACTCTCTCACAGCATCACAGATATTCTCCGAGGTGGTACCAGCATCGTCTCCCGCAGTCGCCGGAAGCTTCCCACTCTTCCAGTCATCAACCAGCTGATTGCGATCGCCAGCTTCGGCCTCAATCCAGCTCGACATGAAGGCGGCCAACTGCGCGGGTTCATGTTCTTTGTCCTGTGGGAAAACGTCTTTGATGGCCTGCACCAGTTTCCACTCGGCATGCAGGCTGAGCTCGCCAATATCAGCAACGTCATTTTTGGCCTGCAGCAGGTTCTGGAAGTAAACATTTCCCTCATCGGTCGCCAGTTCGTTGGCGACGATCTGCTGCTCCTGGCTGATCTCCGAAAGGTATTTGTCACCCAGCAGGTGGACGGCGAAGCGGACAGCCGGGGTGCGGTTTTCAAGCAGGCAGGTGCGGCCGGCATCTGCGGTATCAGTGGAGGTTAAGGGCTACCGCACGTTAACACCTGGCGACATTGAACGTATGAACCGCCTGAAGGACATCAGTCGTCACTTCTGCAACCTGCTGGATACCGAGCGCAGCGAGCTGCTTACTGTCCGTAATGGGCCAGCAATGCTGAGCACTGAGCAGGCACGTGAGATTGATGACGCACTGCGCTGCCTGTCTATTGCCCGCACCAAAATGCAAGAAGCCTGCATGTGGGCCTGTCGTGCAGTAACACGTCCTGACTCTGATTGTTAAGCCATTCCAAAGCTCATCTGCGGGTGGGCTTGATAATTGCCGCTTAAATGACTAGGGATAAAATTGCCTCTGAAATATGGTAGGTAAAACCTGACATTCAGCTACAATCATTAAACCTTTTTCCTAAGAGGCCGTAAAATGCTTGAGGGAAGGTTAGAAGGTATGCTCTGTGGAAAATGTTGTTTTGCGGTTTATGGGAAGGAAGAATTTATTAGTAAACTCATAGATCATCTCAAAAACAGCACTGCAGTGTCTTACGATGTAAGATTCATCGGTGGATTGGATGTCATGGGTAGAACGAAAATAGCTATAACAGGGAAAATTACAGAAAGTATGTCTCTGGAAGATTTCCGAACTGTTTTGATAAGTTGCTATGCACCCAGCGCATAAATCCTCACAAACCGCCTTCGGGCGGTTTTTTTATTGTATGAAGAAAACAATGAAGTGATAAAGCGGCCAGACCGCAGCAGCCGAAAGGCGGCTATCGCAGGGTAATGACCTGCGCCCGAGTCTCCGCGTTGAGAGTCAGCTTTGCATCTGGTAAGGGTTAATAAGAAAAGAAGTGCCAGTGACGCAGCGTGATCGCCAGTCACGCACTGGTTATAGCTAACGGGGAGCAGAGACGAACCGGGGTGATGAACTCAAGGGCATGAGCGTGGCCACTCCAGGTAGTGGCAGTCATTCAAAAGCTCAGCTGCGGAGGCTGGTGGGTTGTGTCAAACAAGTTCACTAATGCAACATCCGAGAATAGTTAGCAGATTATTAACTCGGTGATTAAGTGCTAAAGTGATGGGTGCTTGTGGTTAAAAAATAGCCAGTCGTGGTATGATAGACCTCACTCTTAGAGGGGTTAAAAATTATGTCATTCTTCGATTACGCACTTAAACGCGTTGAAGCGGCGACCAAAACAACAGTGACTTGCCCGATATGCGGTCATGACTCTAATCACCCAGCAACAAAAGTACGCCAGGAGCAGGCCTTGCTCTGCCCTAGATGCAAATCACTTTTTGTCATTCACAGATAATATGCTGACCTGCTGAATATAACCGCCTCCGGGCGGTTTTTTATTGCCATTACCATGGGCAGACCCATCGTAAAGGCTTTAGCGGGTCAATCGTAAATATGCTCTGCAGGGGGATAAAAAGGAGTAGGACATGGCACTTGATGCACAAGACAAAGCCAGATATCTGATGTTCAAAGGCGCTTTAAGCGAACTGCCGGAAGAGATGCGCGACAAAATCGAAGCCACCTCTGAACGCATCCTTGCAATCCTCAATGAGGATGTCGAAACAGGCCAGGCTGCGGTATCGCTGGCGGTATTTAAGGTGCTCGAAAAGGATTAACAGCTTATGGCAAAACCGGACTGGGGCGTGCTTCAGCAACGGTTCCTGTCCGATCATGCCGAAACCGGCGTATCACCGAAGGAGTGGTGTGAAGCGCAGGGACTGAACTACGCGACCGCACGTCGATATCTCAAAAAACCAACTGCGCAAAATGCGCAAAAACCTGCGCAGAAGAAATTGCGCACTGCGCAGAAAGAAAACTGCGCAGAAGAGCTGGTGGATGATGAAGGATTAACGGCTCAGCAAAGGCGTTTCGTCGCGGAATACCTTAAGGATGGCAATGCCACTCAGGCAGCCATACGCGCGGGATACAGTAAAAAGACGGCCAATGAGCAGGGAGCGAGGCTGTTAGCAAAAGTTAGTATTGAGCAAGCTATTGCGCAGCAGCAGAAAGCCTCCATTGAGCGCACTCTCGGCAGTGCTGATAAAGTCCTTGCCCAAATGTGGCAGCTCGCCACTTTCGATGCCAACCAGCTCTCACAGTATCGCCGCGGCGCCTGTCGCTATTGCTGGGGCTTCGGTCATCACTACCAATGGCGCGACGCTGTTGAATTCGATGAGGCTATCGCAAAGGTTGAAGGCAACGAGCGAGCAAAACTCCCGGAAGATCCTGGCGGATACGGCTATGACCACAATCGCGAGCCTAACCCTGTCTGCCCACGCTGCAATGGCGATGGAATAGGGCAGCCATACTTCGCTGACACCCGAAAGCTTCCCCCTGATGCAGCCCTGGCTTACTCCGGTGTGAAGCTGGGCAAGAATGGCGTTGAGATAACGGCCATAAACCGTGAGCGCATGTATGAAGCAGTGATGAAGCGCCTGGGACTGGCTGACAGCGAGTTTGCACAGCGTCTGCAACAGATTGAAATTGAGCGTCGGCAGTTGGAGGTGGAGATACTGCGGAAAGAGCTGGCGGCCGATCCTGATGATGATGTTCCGGCACCAGTTGCAATCAACATTAACGTGGTAGACGCGAGGGTTCGTGATGATATCATCGGCAACATCACCAACGCGCTTGCCAATTTCACCGCGTTCTCTGATCAGCGTGTCACGTTTGCTGTTGCCGACATGAAAGCGATGGCCGAGATCACCGACGTGCGGAAAACATCAGCGGATGCCACCAGTGCCCTGGCGGAGCAGGTCACCACTCTTAAAGCGACTGTTGAAACCAATGGCCAGACCAACGCGGCTGCGATCACCCGCATCGATCGGACGGTTGCGGATTTGTCGAGCGCCACGGCGACCAGCATTCAGCAGGTCACGGCTGCTATTGGCGATACTAACGCCAATGTTCAGACGACCAGCCAGGCTGTTGCTGATATCAACGGTAAGCTTAGTGCGCAGTGGGGCGTTAAAGTCCAGGTGGAGGCAAACGGTATCAAACGTATCGCGGGGATCCAGCTGGGGATTGATGCCACGGGATCCTCTAACTTCCTCGTTAGTGCCGATACGTTTGCAGTTTATAACCCGACGACCACCGGGCAGGAACTGGTGTTTGCGGCGACCGGGGGCCAGACGTTCCTGCGAGCGGTGTTTATCCAGGATGGCACGATTGATAACACTAAAATCGGCAATTACATCCAGTCCAGTACGTGGGACGGAACCGGCAATGTCGGATGGCATATCAATAAATCCGGATACGCGGTGTTTAATAATGTGACCGTTCGCGGGACAGTCTATGCCACCAACGGAGAATTCAGAGGCACTATTTATGCTACGGATGGAGACTTCAAAGGCACAGTTTACGCGAACAAAATCGTAGGCGATGTCGTCAATATGTTCTCGTTTCCTGGTGGCAGGTTCAGGGGGGATCCAAGCCAGCAAAAAGATTTTTATCGACAGGTTACCTGGGCGGGTGGTGTTCCATATGACGTCACAATCGCTGTACCGACATTTGTAGTTTGGAATGAAAGTAATTCTTATAACTCCAGCCTGAGCGCCTACATCAATATAAACGGAAGTGATATTACCGTAGTGCCCCTTGGTTCAAAGTTATCGTATATCGACAGCAATGGCTCATTGAGTCAGGTTAATAGTTATGTACCTGTGACAGGGAGTTTGGATATATCTGCAAATTCAGGGCCTGTAACTATACGTGTTGGCCTGAGAGGAATAACTAATGGCAATACTTTCATGGATATGCAGCCATCAATGGCATTAATCACCAAAAGAAATACCCCAAATTTTTCTGGTTACTCAGGTAATTGA